GCACTAAGAGGTTTCATTGAACGATTTGGAAATAATGTCTCTTTTCTTTTTACTTGTAATTATCCTACTCGTATTATTGATCCCATCCATTCCCGCTGTGCTATCTTTGACTTCTTTATTCCAGTAAACGAGAAACCAAAGATTGGTACAAGGTATCTTGAAAGATGTTGCCAGATACTTGAAGAGAATGAGGTTGAGTATGACAAGAGAGTTGTCAGAGAACTTGTCGGAAAACACTTTGGAGATTTTCGTAGGATAATAAACGAGTTACAGAAATATTCTGCAAGTGGTAAGATTGATGCAGGTATTCTGTCTACAATCTCAGAAATCAATGTTAGTGAGTTGGTAAACTATCTCAAGAACAAGAAGTTCTCTGAAATGAGAAAGTGGGCAAACTCAAACATGGATACAGATGTGGTTAGGGTATTCAGAAAAATGTATGATGTTCTCAACATGCATCTCAAACCTCAATCTGTACCTCAGGCCGTTCTGATTATTGCCGACTATCAATACAAATCAGCATTTGTAGTAGACCAAGAAATTAATCTTGTTGCTTGTCTGACTGAAATTATGGTAGAATGTGAATTCAAATAATGCTAAATAGTATTGAAAGGAGGCAATAATGCTAAAACCAAAATATCCTATTTACATTATTTCAAAAGGTCGATTTGAAAACGGCCTTAGACTCACTCAAGAGATGTTGGAAAAGTATGGTGTTCCATATCGAATGGTCGTTGAGGATTCTGAGTTTGATGCCTATGCTGAAAATGTACCAGAAGAAAAGATACTGGCACTTCCTAGAGATTTCAGAGAGAATCCATTATATGCTGTGAGATGTGAAGTCACAGATACCTTGGGTGGCTCAATTCCTGTTCGTAATTGGGTTTATGAACATTCAAAATCAGAAGGTCACAAAAGACATTGGATTCTTGATGATAACATGGCACCACTTTATCGGTTACACCAGAATAAAAAACTGCAAGTTGAAAGTGGTTCACCATTCGCTATCTTAGAGAACTTTGTTGATAGATATACAAATATAGGTATGGCAGGTATGAACTATGACTTCATTATTCCTGCAATGTCCAAAAGACCACCATACGTTTTGAACACAAGAATTTATTCTTGTATTCTGTTGGATAACACACTTGACATAAGATGGCGTGGGTTGTATAATGAAGATACTGATATTAGTATCAGAATGTTGAAGGCAGATTATTGCACAATGTTGTTCAATTGTTTTCTCATTGGTAAAACTGCATCAATGACTATGAAAGGTGGTAACACTCAAGAAGTCTATGCAGTAGATGACCCAGGCGGTAAAGATTCTAGGAGTGGTGAAAAATTTGACAAGAGAAGAAAGTTTGCCGAGTCTATTGCAAGCCAACATCCAGATGTTGCAAGAGTGACATGGAAGTATGACAGGTGGCATCATTACGTTGATTACTATAGATACAAACAAAAACCTATTTTGAAAAGTGGGCTAAATATTCCAAAGGGGAACAATGAGTATGGTTTGGTTTTGAAAAAGTTCCCAAAACAATTAGAAAAGGAAGTCCAATATGGGTAATGTACTAAATCGTATTCCAGATAAAAATTCAACGAATCTCATGGGATTCATTGATGAAAATTATGTAGAAGAAACTCCTTTTGGGTGGGATGACATGCCAGAGTTTGACCAACCAGAACAAGGTCAGTATCATCTATTGAGAGTCAGATTTGATTGTGAGGAAGATTTGAAAGAGTTTGCCAAAAAGGTTGAACAAAATGTCACATCAAAAACTAAAGCAATTTGGTATCCTGCTAGAGAAAAGAAGGAACCAACTGTATTGAAATGGGTGGAAGATGGGTCCGTTTGATTGTCTAAAGGCTATCAATGAAACGAAAGAGAATGTCCTCGTAGATGAGTTGGCAGAAAAGAAATATTCTGCCTTCATCGTAAATCGTGGACTATCTTTCTTCATGGATACCATCTTTCAGGTGAATGAAATGAATAGAAACGGCCATCTTGATTCTCGTCTTCAGTTTGATTATTTACTAAATAGTATCAGACAGAAAAAAAGGTACAGTAAATGGTTGAAGCCCGAAAAGCTACATGACTTAGATGTTGTGAAAGAGTATTATGGATTCAGTAATGGAAAGGCCAAAGATGCTCTTAGTGTGCTTACTAAGGACCAACTGGCCTTTATCAAAGACAAACTGAATCAAGGTGGAGCGGAGAAATGAATGTATCTATTGACACTATGGTTGAGTGCACCCTTGAGAATCCAGATGATTTTCTAAAAGTCAGGGAGACACTAACTAGAATCGGGGTCGCGTCCCGAAAGGATAAAACTTTATATCAATCTTGTCATATTCTACACAAACAAGGTAGATATTTTATTGTACACTTTAAAGAATTATTTGCACTTGATGGTAAACCTACAAACTTTTCCGAAAACGATCAAGCACGTAGAAATACAGTAGCAAACCTTTTAACTGAGTGGGGATTGGTCAAATTGGTCAATCCAAGTGACACAGAGGAATTAGTTGTTCCTCTTAATCAGCTCAAGATTCTTTCTTTCAAAGAGAAAGACCAATGGGATCTTGTGGCAAAATATAATATTGGTAGTAAAAAGGTAGATGATGACGGCAGCGAATGATGCACTTAGATTTTATAAAACAGACCCTAGTGTAAAAGAACCATTTTTTGCAACTAAAGGGTCAGCATGTTTTGATGTACATGCATGTATTCTTGATGGAGCCAAATATAAGGTAAATCAAGATACACTAAATAGAACTATTGAAAGACCAATAAAAGGTAATTCAATACAAGTATTCTGCATGGAGCGGGTATTGGTTCCTACTGGATTGATTTTAGATATTCCAGAGGGATATTCGGTTCGTCTACATTCAAGGTCAGGATTAGCTTGGAAAGACGGCGTATACCTTACAAATTGTGAAGGTATAATTGATTATGACTATGTTGAGCCGGTTTTTGTCATGATGACTAATATATCTCAGTCTCCAAAGACAATAAATAATGGAGACAGGATATGTCAAGCTGAATTGGTAGAAAAAGTTTATCATAGTTTGGTAGAGATTCCAGAACCACCAACTCGTAAAACGGAACGTGATGGGGGATTTGGGTCAACGGGCACATAACAAAGGAGTTATATGGCTGAAAGAAAAAAATCCCCATCAACGGAGGAAAATATGGTAGATAAAGTATTGGGTTGGATTCGCAACCTTACAGAAGTTGGTTTAGCACTTATTGCTCTTGGAGTCGTACTTCAGGTGATTTTTGGTGCTACAATTCCATTCCTTGGTCTTGACATTGTTGGATCAGTTGTTGCTCTTGTCAGCAAACTTGGTTCAGAAGGACTCGTAGGTTTGGTTGCTGTTTGGGTACTTTGGGGTATTTACTCAAAGAAGTAATCCAAATACTTGACAAATCGTATAAATATGTTATACTGATATAAAGGGTGAACAAAAGGTTGACGGACCTTGGGTATACTCATAATACAAGCCTCGAGAGCGGCTTGAGTGAGACAGTTCACAGATGGTGCTGAGGCTACCCCACTAGTAATAGAGGGGGGTCACATCCCGCATACCAGCGGGGGTTCTGGTGCAAAGGGTAAAAGCTAACGGAAGTTCGTTCCCCGATGTTGTAGGTACGCCGAATCCTACTACCCACCTCACCCTTTCTTTTTTTGAAAGATATATATTATGGAAACAAAATACAAATTGTTGGTTAAAGGAGTTGGTAATTATGGAGCCGACTCGCTTATCGAATTATTTTGGATAATTTTTAGGCATCGTTGTGAACACTTCTTCAAAGGAGAAGGGTTTCGCGATTGAGGTTGGCCAATGTCGGTGACCTCATTTTTTAGTAACCTCGCTATTATTAGGAGGCTTTATGGTAAATTATAAATTAGCAACACATTCCGCATTTTCACCCCAAGATTTTCAAAGAATGATGGGCCTATCCGTAGGTTTCGATAGTGTCTTTGATAGGTTTTTTAATATGGATTTATCGCGTGATTCGGGGTATCCACCATACAACATTCGTAAGGTCAATGATCTTCAATATTCGATTGAGATTGCCCTAGCAGGATTCTCAAAAGATGATATTGAAGTTGAACTTACAGATGGTAATCTGGCAGTTCGTTCAAAAGAAAATGCAGACAAGGATGATAATGATTCCTTTGTCCATAAGGGTATTGCAAAAAGATCCTTCATGCGTCAGTTTTCTTTGTCAGATGACATCGTTGTAAAGGGGGCGGATCTCAAGGATGGCCTTTTGGTGATTGACCTTGAACGAGTGATACCCGAAGAGAAGAAGCCACGGCTGATTCAAAT